TTATAGGTGCTTTTATCTACATTCAATACTTCGTTATAATATTTTTGTAATTCATCAAATGAAGATGAATCAATTGTAACGGGTTGTTGAGAAGTAGTAGTAGATATGGTTGGTGCAACACATGGGGTTTTTCTATTTATATGTTGGGTATGACGTGATTTCGTATTAAACTCTTTGCCGCATTTTTCACAAGTTACTTTATTCATATAGGATGTATTGGTATTATACATATTATAGTATTATTTCTAAATCAATTTTATCGAATACTAGATTGTATGAATATATCATTTGATGGATTGTAATTTGCTTCCAATTGTTTTGAAGTATGCATTATTATACATAACTTGTTTGTCGAGTGCTTTTGCGAGTGTTTTGTCGCTTATTTGTAATTTTTTGATACAATCGTATTTACAAACAAATTCTTTTATTAGATTACCGGTTGAATCGTATTGTCCAATACCGTCCTTATATAAAAGTGGTTCTCCATGTTTTTCTATAAATGCATCTCTCAATTCTTCTGGACATTTATCGAATAAAACATAATAATGGCCTTTTGTCAATGATTCGTTCTTTACATGATTATCTAGGGCGGAGGATGATTCATATCCGTTATTTATTGCCGCGGTTTTTCTATCCAAATATACATTTATGATTTCATTTTGTTGGCTGTTTAGTTTTGCAATATAGCCGAGATTTTGTGCTTTTGTCTGTTTTGTGGGTGCAATATTTGTTATTATATTTGGGTCGTTATCACGTTCAACATACATCCATCGATACCCTTGATAAACCGTGTTTTCAGTAACCGCTTTCTGTATACTTGGTCGTTTCATAACAAAATTTGATTCCTTTATACATTCGGCAACAGATTCAAATACTTTTACCAAGGTTAATCCTTCGGGATGGATTTGCTGTAATCTTGGACCGAGGTTTACTAGTGGTTCTTGAAATCCGGTGGTTGTTTTTATTTGTGGAGGATTTAATTTTTCTAATATTTCTTTGTTGGATTTTTCTAAATTTTTGATTATTTTCATCATTTCTTTTTGAGTATTCAATAATTCCTTTATTTCAAGGGTATAGTTGTATTGTTCTTGCATTTGTTTTGATGAAGCGATAACATTTTTAAGAGTTTCATTTTCCACGAGTAAATATTTGATATTGTTATCGAATTTTTTTATGTTTGTATTCACGATATCTAACAACATTTTGTAAGTTAATTTTTTTCCAATCAACAACAATTCGTTACATTTTTCATGATTAGGCAAATCAGTTACTTTGTTGAATTTGATATGTTCATGGGACAAAATAAAGCTTTCGAAATCCTTACTATTGTCTACTGAAAAACAATCTAATAATAATGCTTCTTCATAATTATATTTATGTTCATTGTATCTACCTTGAACACCTTTTCGACTTTCACCTACTTTTACTACATAGGTTCCATCTGCATTTGTTTTGACCTTTATGATATAAAAGACGGAACCAATATTACCATATTCACGAAGTAACATTTGTTCTCTTTCTCTCAATACCTTTTCGTCTACTGTTTTTTTATTTTTTTCTTCTATTTGGACGATTTCATTTTTGGCTTGTTCGAGTTGTTTTTCTAACTCATATTTTCCATTCAAACGAATTTCGGTAATTATTTCACAAACCCAATTTTGAAATTTTTCAGCGATTGGTTTTCTTGATTTGAATAATACTTTATACAAACCTTTTTCAGTAAGAAAAGTAACATCCTGTTCGCCGCCAAGGGTGTTCATACTATGCACTACCTTTTCGGTTTCATTAAAATTATTTATTATAACCCGAATATTTGACATTTCCAACACATTTCCAATATCACTCGCGCGAAATAAGGGTTTATCATAGGTTCCTTTTATAACAATTTCAGTATGTAAATTATTTGAATTAAACGCCTTAACTACTTCCATATGGATGTAATTATATATAATACACCCATTTTTTATTTAAGTTGTTTTACATAAATATATTTAATGTTTTATTTATAAAGGGGGTAAATAATGCTTACACCCTTTTGTATATGATTTAATAAGTAATTCCATGGTGTTTTTATTTTTGCTATTGCAAATTCAAGAGAAAACATTTGTTCTCTTGTAAGTAGTAATGACATCACGATTTAGTTATATTTTGCTTTTAATAAACAAAAGCAACAGTTTTAATACTATAAATATTTATAGTATTAAATTACAACAACACTAATTAGCGTTGAAAGATGTTTAATTACTGTAAGCAACTCCAGCCATTCCACTCATGACTCTTAATACGTTGTATGAAAGAGCATAGACACGGACTTTGGCGGTAGCAGTTCCAGAAACAGTCGCAGATGATAAGACAAGTTGTAAAACAGCGTTATCAATTCTGGAGAAGTTGCAACTGCCGCTTGGTTGATGTTCCTCTGGTCTCAATGCAAAGGAGTAAACGTTAATACCGGTATCTGGTGCGCGGGTATGATGTTGGAATGGTTGAACAACATCGAAGTATGATCCTTCGCGTTCAGAGAAACGGTCTTGTCCGTTAAGTTGTAATTTGGCAGTTACAACTGGGTTCTCTCCCCAACAATGCATGTCAAGGGCGGTTTCAGCAAGAACGAAGGTTCCAGCATCAGATAATCCAGAAGCAACTAATGGTGATTCAGCTCCTTGGGCAGTGAATGCAGCATAGTTAGTGTCAGAGGTTGCCCAATCAGCGGTGGCTGATAGTTGTTGAAGTTCAACAGCTCCTGGCATTTGGAATAATCCAGTGGATGCGGCAATGAAAGAGTTGGATCCACTAGTAGCATCTTGTGAACCGAATGCATGGATGGCATTTGGTAAAGCATCGATGGCATCAGTGTAGTTGAATGGTTGGGCTCCTAGGGTCTTGTATAAGGTGGTTCCAGATTCAAGGGATGAGCAGTAGTCAACGTTGGAGTCAGGTTGAACAACCCAGATTAATTCCTTGCAAGGATGGTTGAAGTTCAACTTGATTTTGTTTGAGGATGAACCAACAGATTCATCACCAGTGAATTGAAGTTGTTCAATTAAGTATTCGTGTGGGTTTTGTGCCATCTTTCTGCGTTCATCAGTATCTAAGAAGATATAGTCAACGTATAAGGATGCAGCAACAAGGGATTGTTGGTAAGCACTGGTAACTGATTGGGTTGATCCATCAGTTGAGGTCATGGATTTGACTGCCCATAAGCATTCTCCAATTGGACGGAAATCAATGTTGATTTTGACTTCGTGGTATTGAAGAGCGATTAAAGGAAGAGCAAGTCCTGGGTTTCTGCAGAACCAGAATAATAGAGGAATGTAAAGGGTGGTTTCTGGTAAAGCGTTTCTTGGAGCACAAACTTGGTTTGGTCCTCCGGATGATGAACAAGCTCCAGCAACATCAGCGAATTGAGGGTCAGTGATGTATACTAATTGGGTAGTATGTCCAATCATCTTGAAGTATCCACGTTGTTGTTCAGATGAAAGAGTAACTTGGTTCCAGATGTGCATCCAGTCACCATATTGACGGTCAATGCGTTGACCTCCAATTTCAACTTCAACTTGGGAGATTAATTGTTCACCAATGAAATCTAACCAACGAGCATAGACACCATCAGTTCCGGAGGTGGCTTGGGATTGGTTGATTTCAGGTAAAGTGACTTGTAAGTAGGTTCTGTAAGCCAAATCACCATTTCTTGAGATGGTGCAAGTTACTCTGCGTCCAAAATCGGCTTGTCCAGAGAAAGTTTGTTCAATACTTTCCATGGCAAAGTTAGTGTGTCTGCGGTATGATACCTTCCAGAAGGTAATTTCAGGGGTTCCAGTAAGGAAAACGTCTTGTGCGCCGTAGGCGACTAGTTGCATTAGTGCTCCACCCATTTTTATAGGTTATATACTAATCCAAGAAAAAAATTTGGAGAAATTGCTAAATTAAATGAAATTGTAAATTAATACCTATCTTTTGTATAATACACCGATATCATACCAAACCACCAATTTCAATACGACGAATGCAGACACTTTCTTCAACTAGTTATTCAAATTCGATATTATAAAGTTTTCCAAATAATTTTCTTGGAAAATCTCGCGTTTATTTTCATGTTTTTTCGTAAAAATGTAGTTTTCGGCAGATTTTTTAACTGTCCACCCATCATTTAGAGCATTATTTAGAAACATCATTTTTTGGAAATGTTTACGGTCCATTTTAATATTATCCGGTATGTCTAAATGTTTTTGATTATCCATAAAAATACTATATTATTTAGGAATATTGACAAATACCATATTTTGACGAAAATATGAGTTAATCGGCTATAGATAATATAATACAACAACACCTGACCCACCAGTTCCACCAGTTCCGCCCACGCCGGCTGCTGCATCACTATTACTTCTTGCTCCACCGCCACCACCGCCGCCACCGCCACCAGTATTCGTAGTTCCACTACCACCTGCACCTCCGGCTGCCGATGTATTTAGTGCACCACCAGAACCTCCATTACCTCCCCCGCCCGTACCACCCGTTCCAGTATTGCCTTGTCCACTTTGACTACCGCCTGCACCACCGCCTCCCAATACAGTATATGTAACATCATTTATTGTAACTGTTATCGTAGTTGGTAATGTTGTTCCAGCGGTTCCGTTACCTCCGGTATTACCACCTGAACCAGCTGCTGCACCACCAGCCGCAGTAGAAGTAATCGAATTAAAAGTACTATCTCCATTTGTGCTACCTACAGTAACAGTATACGTGGTATTTGCCGATAAAGTAGTGCTACCTGTTTTTACTTGTCCGCCTTTACCACCGTTTCCACCAGGTTGTGCGGTAGAAGATGAACCTTTTTTACCATCACTTCCATTGCTACCGCTCGCTCCACCACCAACAATAATATAATATACCGTTTTTGAAGTAGACCCCATTGTGATAGAGCCAGTGCTACCAGTTGTTGCAAATACCGCTACATTATAACCATTACTTGTATAAGTTGTTGCATTACTAACACTTACTGATGTAGTTACATTTTGCTTCGCAAAATGTGCAAATGAACCAACTGTATTGAATGCCGAAAGCATTTATTTATATATATCCCAACTATTTATTTCTATCTATTTTTGCGCATTTAATTTACAGAACTATAATAATATTATTATGTAAATAAAAACATAAAAACGCCACCCTATTAAATCTATGAATCAAAACAAAAAAATAATAGTAAAAAATACACATACTGCAAATACTATCGATGAAAAACATACCGAAATGTTGAATTATTTCCATGATTTAGAAATCAATGTTATTCCCCAATTAATAAAAGAAAAGAATCATTTGAAACATAAATTGAAAGAATTGGATAACAGTAAAATAGATATATGTATGGATATTCGTGATAAAATCTGTAAAATCAAATTAGAAATTCAACAACTGAAATCAAAAAAGAAGGAATATTTGTTAGAGAATTCAAAACACATTTTTGAATATTTTGAAGAGAAAAAAAAAGTATCGAGCGGGGATAACAATCAAAATGTCAATATACTCAATTCTTTTTTTAAAATAAGAGCAAAAACCCAAGAATCTTCGAACCCGAATAGTGAAAAATATAGTCAATCGAAGAATTCATACAATAATTATTGGAAAAATGTAAATAACGAGATATTGAATATACATGATTTTGTGGTTCCGTCTGACGTATGTGAAGTATGTCATTTAGGAGAGCTTATTCCACAAGACGAAGAAGGCATTTTAATATGCAATAATACGAATTGCGGTAAATTCATTACCTATATTGTAGACAGTTCTAAACCCACCAATAAAGAGCCCCCCAATGAAGTATCCTATACGGCATATATTCGTCTCAACCATTTTAAAGAGATTTTATCCCAATTTCAGGCCAAAGAGACCACTCAAATACCGGATGAAGTCATTTCGGCCATTCGAAATCGTATTAAGAAAGAACGTATTACGGATATGTCTCTCATTAATTACGATAAAATGCGCGATATTTTACGTAAACTAGGACTAAATAAATATTTCGAACACATTCAATACATAAATTCAATGTTTGGTATTAAACCGCCCATCATGAATGAAGAATTGCACGAAACATTGTGTGTTTTATTTATCGAAATACAAAAACCGTGGGCCGTGCATTGTCCGGCCAATCGCACAAATTTTTTCAACTATACCTATACATTGTATCAATTATGTGTTTTATTAGAC